ACCAACTAGAAGTTTATCTCCTAGTTTTTTTGCCGCTTTAAAATATTCGATATGACCGGAATGTAGTGGATCAAACCCACCGGTGACTAGTACTATGGTTTCCATAGTAATATTTATTTGTAGCAATCTGCCACAAGGTATTTGTTGAATTCTTTAATATTATAGTTTGAAAAGTGTTTAGATAATATTGTATTAAATGACTCTTTATTATATACCCGTTGCCATCCATGATGTACTTTTGGTCCTTTGATGGCTAATACCATGATAATAAATCTATTACATGAATGTTTGATTCTGTTTAAAAAATTATTAGGATCATCCAAATATTCAAGTACACCTAATACTAGTCCTAGATCACCGGTTTCATGTATTTCAAATGTTACATCATTAAAGTTAAGTTGAATGTCGCTTGTTGTTTCTTGATCAAACCCTATATATGATTTAAAATTAAAGTAGTTGCATATAGACTTATCACCACAACCAAAATCTAAAACATTTAAGTTATCTATTTGATAATCTTTTAAGAAACGATTTCTGTCACTCCATACAGGTTCAGTCAAAGTAAACTCCTTTTAAATGTTCCCATGCAACACCGTTGTTTAATTCGTTACTATTCCAAATCATATATCCAGCATCATGACACCATTGTGTTCTATCAATGTTTATATTAGGGTTTTCAATATTTTCTAATTTGTTTTGATTACTAATATCCCAAACAATGCTTTCGTCGCTTAATGGAAAAGATGGTATTCCTTCGAATGTACTTTCTACTAGAGCATTGCTGTTATATCCAACAACTGCCCAAGCATTTTTAAGATCGTGTTCTAATGACTCGCCTCCTTCCATTTTATTTCTTTGATGGAATACTTCGGATATTGAAACTTTGTTTTCTTTAGAAACAAATTGTTTAAAAGGAACTTTTGCTTTGTGAACATGCGGTCTTATTACAATAGGTCTGTCTGTATATTTTCTAATATTAGTAATTGTTTCGTCAATCCAATTGTAGTATGTGCCGTAATCGGCATACATTTTATTAAGAGTACTATCGCCACCTTTTTGTAGCAACAATAATATGTGTTCTCCTCTTAATCTCCAATCCTTTACTTCTAATTTTTGTAATTTTTTAATACGATTCCATCTATCCGGCGGACTATTTTTATTATTAAAATTGCCTTGTCGTAAAAAATGTCCCCAACCTAATCTATAGTAATGATTTTCTAAATCACCAACAGGAAGTATATTTTTTCTAAATGGGGTACTTTCGCAAACTAGTGTAGGTTTATTTGCTTGGGTTATGTAATCGTATTCAGGAGCGGCTTTCGTTTTACTTTTTTTTACATTGATTTGAAAGAATGCGTCGGCAGATTCCTTTAATGGATCGTCATAATCTATTAAATGCCAATTAGGGATTTTAAAATCAACAGGAAAATATCTGTTAATAAATCCTTTAAATCCAATTACTCTTGGTTGATTCATATAAAAAACTTCCTGCGATAATATTTTAAATTTAGAATTAAACTACTAATGTGTATATTTACCGGAAACCATCCTTGCCTAGTTGTAAAGTCTAATAACTTGTTCGCACCGTTTGGACTAATTAGATATGCTGATTGATTCTTTAATGAGTTTTCCAAAAAGTCGTTAAAATTTTCCCCGTGTTTTTTATTGGGTTTTAATTCTTCTAAAATATTTTCAAAATCGTTTTCGCCGTCTGAAAAATTAATAACATCATCTAAAAAGTGAAGAATATTGTAAGGTATTGGTACTATTTGATAGGCATCGTCTTCAATAATTAGATAAGGTTTATTTTGTTCTGACGTTGCTTTCCATACTTTATGATGTGAATAATAACGAACAAATGTACTATCTGTTTTATCTTTGCTTTGTCTAAACGGGGAAATATGATTGTCCGCAGTAATGCTACCTACACGTTCTTCTGCGTTGTCTTGTATATATTGAATTTCTTTATAGCCAAACTCTTTACAGCGTTCGTAACATCGTGTGTAGTTTGTTGAGTTTTTATCTTTTGTAATTATACAAACGTTATATTGATGCATCTTCCATTCCTGCTACACGTAGTTTAGTGATATTAGTTATCTGCCATTGTTTCATGTCAATGCCTTTTAAGATACCTAACCACTTGTTACGTAACAGGGCAAACTCGTTGATAATTTTTTCCATATCAACCACGTCTGCTTCGCCATCGACATACTTTTCTACATCACGGCTACTTAATGCTCTTTGATAATTTTCTAAATATTGTTTGAAGAATTTTGATTTCATTCTTCGAAGTTCGATGTTAAGGTATTCTAGAATCGCCTCAATTTCCTGTAATTGCCCGAAACGCTTTTCAACAACGCCTGGAAGCGATGCCGCATTCTTTTCAAGATTGCCTTTTAAAGCACACTCAATTTTTGCGTCAGTTAACTCATTCTCATACCAAACAATACAATCAGGTACGTTTGCTATGTCTTGAGAGATTCTAGAATACCAATTAATCATCTATTACCACTCTTCTTCATCGTTTAAGTCATCATCATCGTCATAACTTTCGATTGGTCCCAATGCTTCTGCTACCGCTTCTTCTAAATAAGGATCAGCATTGCCTAGTGTTTGAACTACCTCTTCCGGTACACCGTTGTCGATGCACCAGTTGACGTATTGCACAGCAATTTGTTCTTTATTTTTCGGATCGATATGTGCCGAAAACATATCCCAAAGATCAATAAGTTGTTCTTCGTTATGCATTTCCATCCTCGATTATCTCCTCTGAAATAGGCTCATCAGCAGTTACCTCCGCTGTGCCTTCAGAGTACTTATCATTAATGTTCTGATAATCCTTCATTATGATATCGAGTTTTTCTCCGGTCCAATCCTTACGATAATGTAAAAGTTCTTCACCTTGGCTAGTAATATATTTCAAACGATTACCTTGTTGAACAAGCAATCCTTGTTTTTCAAACATATCAACTAATCCAGAGTAAGGATCCATACCAGTTTCATATGGAATCTTAACTTGTACACCTTCAAAAGGTTTAGCGTAACGTGTTTTCATAACCTTACAAGCGGCTCTGATACCACGCACATCTGTTACTTTTTTACCTTCTTCGTCTTCCTTTAGTTTAAGTTTTTTCATTGCAATTACAATTGAACTTGCATAGATAAAACCTTGACCTCCGGAAATCTTATCATCTGGATCAAACATATCCTGTGATGCATAAGTGTGGTTGGTACATACCATACCTACATTATAACTACCAAACATATTAACGCAGTTTCTTACAAGTGATGTTAGTGCTTTAGGCTTACGACCCATATCACCTTTCATATCACCTTTGTTAAACTGATCAACATCTGTAGGTGTTAATAGCATACCAAGTGAGTCAACTACAAACAATATCTTAGGACGTTCGGATTGTTCGATCGCCTCATAGTCATTACGGTAGTCTTTCATAAACTCACTAATTGTTTTTGCTACATCATCAATCATACTCATCGATAAACGTAGAAGTTTCTTTTCACTAGTATCAACACCTAATGCCTGTAACCACTTTTCATCAAGTGCGTTCTCTGAGTCAACTAGGACTACAAAGATGCCTTGATCTTGTGCCGCTTTTACGATGTTTCCACTAGCAAAATAACTTTTACCTGCACCAGATTCGCCAGCAAATACGGTCACCTTACCAAGTGGGACTCCTTTATGGAAGTCGCCACTGATAAGATGATTTAATGCGTAGTTACCAGTCGAAACCCAGTCAGTTGGATCGTTAAAACCTACACCTAGGCCTGTAATGCTTTTGGTTAGATTCTTACGAAATTTACTAACGTCAAATGGTGTCGCCATGATTACTCCTTATTAAGATTGACGGTCACGGATCATTTTTAAAATGTCCTGAGCACGTTCACTTGATGGTTTATCTTCGGTCGTATCCGTAATTGATACAGCAGAGCCGTCTTCTTTACGAACAACACCCGCAGTCGCATCTTCCTCTTTTGGAGTCATTGGTTTTGGTGCAGTTGTAGTTTCTGCGATTGGTGCCGCAGGTTTCGCACTATTTGGATCACCAGTTGGAGCACTCATGCCTGGAGCACGAAAGTACTGACCCCAACGTTGTGGATCATATGCTTCGCCATCAACAGATGCTTCAAACATCTCTTGAATAACTTTAACTTCAACTTCACTTGGTTTCTTAGGTAAGAAATCATCTAAGTTATGCAAACCATGTGAGTCAACTGCCGCTTTTTCTTCATCAGTTAGAGCACGTTCTCTACGTGACCATGTTGATGTTGAATAATCAGCATAACCTCCTTTAGATGTTTTCTTAATTCTAAAGTCTACACCTCTTACATAATCTGTAGGAAGATCTTCCATCTCAGGATCCATTAATGCACCCTTAATGATTTGGAAAATTTGTGGACCAATAATAAAACGTCTAATTGGATTTTCTGGTTTGTTTTCTTCGTTTAGTGGATCGTCTGCCACAAAGCCTTGGAAAATGTATGAACGCTTTTTCCAATACTTACGTCCTTGGTCTTCTAATGCAGGATCTTTAAACCAACCACGTACTTCTGAAAGTACTGGGCAAGTTTCACCATACATTTCCATACAAGGAACGTTAACGGTAACCGGACGTGAATCCGTTTGACCTTTGATTCCCGCAAATGGAAGTTTGATCATCAAACGTTCTTTCCAAAAGAACACGTTGTTTTGATCAGCGTCTGGTAAGAAACGTAATACTGCTTCAGTACCTTCTGCCATATTCCAATGTGGGTAAATTGCGTTGTCGCCGCCGCTGTTTTGTGAACCACCGCCTTTGCGATCTTCTTGTTCACGTAGTTTTGCACGTATTTCTGCTAATGTTGCCATAATAAGCCTCCTTTTTTGCCTTTAATGTTTGTGCCTGTTGTCGATATGTTTTTCTAACAACATATCTATATTATAGTTACCTTCTGTTACAAAGTCAACTATAAATTCTGAAATTACTTAATTAATTTTGCCAATTTACTTTTGATGTACTCAAGATCTTCGTTTGTTCTTAGTAATGCCTTTGCCACGCTAGGGTGTTTGGATAATCCTTTAGCAATCTTTTCAATTACATCGACTGCTCCAGAATAGTTACCGCCCTTGAATCTTGGATCATTTAAAACACCAAACGCCATTTTAATTTCTTTATCACTAAAGCCTTGGTTGTCTTTTTCTTCACCGTCTTCATTAGTTTTAGCCATTGCTTTACGAACTTCTTCAGGATCCATATTAAGTTCTTTAGCAATTTCCTCTTCGGAATGTCCTTTGGCTTTTAGGCTGTGCATATACTTAATGCTACCTTCTTCTACTTCCTCGTCGTCAGCAAGTTCTACCCTTTTACCTGAAAGTTTGGATACAAACTTCTCGACTAGATCCCCTACGGAATCACCAAAACGCTTACGAGCGGAAATAACCACTCCAGTTTCGCCTCTTGGAAACGCTCCAGTTTCTTTATCATAGAATGAGCGAACAAACTCAATGATCTCTTCAGTTGATGCTTTTTCATCTTTAGGCTCTTTGTCGCCTGCTAGTTTCATAGCACCATCTTTACCAATAGTAACATCAGTAGTATCATCTTCTTCTGATTCAGCGTTGAATGCATCAATATCACCAGAGTCATATTTTGCTGGTTTCTTCATGTCGCCGAAATCTAAGTCGTTTAATGCTTCTGGATCGTTCTTTTCTAAGTAAGCATAAATTAATGGTCTTGCACAAGCATCGCTATCTTTTTCTGCTAGTGCTTTTAATTGATCGTCAAGTTCTTTATCATCAATGATACCTTTTAAACTTGACAAAGCGTTTGTTGCGTCTGGGCCTACACTAAAGTGTTGACCTATTAGTTTGTTCAGTAAAGAAATTTTCTGTTTATCCATTGCTTCGTCAACAACAGATTCTGTCCAATCTTCAAATTCATCTTCTGGTGAATAAAGTTCTTTTTGACCCATCTTATCATCGTAGTCATCTTGTGCCGCATCCATTGCATACTCATGATCCGGACCATCTGGTCGAACTATCATTGTAGCAAATTCGTCATCAACTTTAGCATTGCCTTCATATTCTGACTCACCTCTTAATGAGTTAGGATCTACTTTACCGTTAACTACTTTATAGTATAATGTACCATATGCTGTTTCACCGTCATCACCTGTGAATTCAAATTCTGTTTCGTATTCTTCGTTGTTGTGCGATTCTTCTTTTACAACTTCATCCAAATCAAGTGTTGTTTCACTAATTCTTTTTTGATGTATTTTGTGTAATAGAGGGAACATATCTCTCAATTCATTGTTAAATTGAGGAATAGTAAAGGCATTGGTAAGATCATTTACAATGTCTTCTCCCAATTCGTCATCAGTTGACTCTAAAGGTTGGAAATTTTCTTTGTATTCTGAATAATATTTTTGACCTTGTAATTTTTTAATATGTTCTCTCAAACCGTTTAATTCTGCTTCAGCACCTTCAATAATATCACTTGAAGTTTGATTCATAAAATCTTTTCTACCAACATATCTTTTGAATGCTGAAAGTTTAGCAATGTTACCTGAAGTTTCAATAATGTGTTTACCTAATTCATCATGAGGAATACCGCCGTTAGCAACATGACGTGCCATTGCTCTTGCGCCTGCTAAATGAGCAAACGGATATTTAAAACGTTCACCTGCTTCGTTTTCAATAAACAACGAACTAATATGTCTTGTTCTAGCACCAGTTTGTTCTGCGTTAATTTCTTTTTTATGTCTTACGATAAGTTTCGTCTTATCTAATTCCTCATAACTAGATTTTGTAGTTCCGTACATTGCCGACTCCTGAACATTTTTGTTTGCCAAATAATTATAATCTCTTTTGTCTAAGTTTGCTTTTGCAATATCTCTAGTATCAAATTGCATCATGTGCCTCTTAGCAAAAAATCGCATTTCCTTAAGAAATGCATACCATTCATCTTCTTGTTGTTCAGACACATTTTCTAACATACCTTGGCTATAATAAATCTTTAATGTATCAGAATCTTTAATAGAAACAGATACAGCACCCTTGTTTTCACCGTTTGTTACATAATCAAAATCAAAGAAACGTGCTTGACTTTCATTTTGCGTAGGTGCACCAGTATCGTCGCCCATTTCCACACGTGGAAATCTCGATCTAATTTTCTCAAAAAGAGAAGTTGAAATAGAATCTAAACCCTTCATAATGTTATTTATGCTATTAGAAAGAAACAAACACCGGCATTGGAGTTATCAATTCAGTGTCCATATCCTTCATTTTTTCGTAAATTGCTGGATCCCATTCCGCTAATATCTGTTGCATACGCACATTTAGTAGTGTTGCTGACACTAAATCGTCATGCTCGCCTGTTTTAGCACCAAATGTAGTACCATGTGCAACATAGTTCTTGAGTTCTGATATTAGTGGTTTGCTTTTGATTTCCAGTTTGTGTGTTTCTAATAAATGCTTAAATTTAGCACAAGCACCCATTTTGGTTTTGTGTGTTGTGTTAAATCCTTTACGAAACTTACGCACATGTCCTTTCCTAATAGGTTCACTTAAAAACATACCGTATATGTTTTCCTCTCCATAGTCCTTAACACTTACTAGTGCCGCTTCACCGATAGAGTTATTTTCAATGCTGTAATAAACTTGTGGTAACTGAGCACCCTTTGCTTCGCATTGTTCCTTAATAGTTTTTGTAATTTCTGCAAGTATTCTTACCTGTCCTTGAATTGGAGTTGTATTATGTTGCCATTCTGCTACTTGTTTAAAACTAGGAAGTTCAAATACTTGAATAGCCGCAAAGTCTCCTCCTGTACCTAAACTAGGATCCATGCTAACAACATACGTGTACTTAGAATCACAATCTTTATACCAGCGTGTTTGTCCTAATCTACGTAGCGGTTCTTCGCCTTCCAATTCTGCAAGTCTAACACTATTAATTAATGTTTCATCAAAGATTAAAAACTCGCATTCATGTTCACGCCTAAAACGCTCTTCACCAATACGTGATTTTTCTTCTTCTGCCCATTTTTCATCTCTATCAGGATGTTCACTCCAGTGTGCTGTAAAAGCAAAGAAACCATTTGTACCAACTTCTGTATCGTTTCCGTGTTCATCAAATCGCTTATTTGCTTCTGTCCATATAAGTGCAAACTGATCCTCATCACTATTTGGTGTTGAAGTAATAATCGCCTTACCACCTGTTGCTAGTGTTGGAGAAATTGCAGTCCAAAATTCTTTGGCAATAGTAGGATTAACAAACGCAAACTCATCACAATATAGTAAAGATATTGACATACCTCTACCAGTGTTATCTGTTGTTGTTTGTGATACAATACGCGAGCCATTATCAAATTCCATTGATCCTTT